AAATTATACATCAATGGTGGAACTAAAGCTTCACCAGTTTGGAAATTAGTAACATCAGCATAATATATCAAAACTGCTTGTTCTAATCAAAAGTTCAGTGTATAATATAGTATATGCTGAATATCGTAAGTGACTTCATAAAATCAATCTTACCCGTTAAGAAGAAGACTACTCCAAGTGGTTGGACCAGCTTCAATGGTGTATGCTGTCCACATAATGGTGAAAGTGCAGATACCCGTGGCCGTGGTGGATTGACTGCTAACCCAGATGGTAGTGTCAGCTATCATTGTTTCAACTGTAACTTCAAAGCCAGCTATCAACCAGGACGCCATCTAACATTCAAATTCCGTAAATTGCTAAAATGGTTAGGTGCAGATGACACTGATATTAAACGACTGGTTATCGAAGCCATACGTGTCCGTGAATTGGTTGCACCAGAAGAGGTCAAACAAGAAGCTGAAGAAGAACGGATTGATTTCAAAGCTCGTGACTTGCCAGAATCCGCAGTCAGTTTCCGTGCCATGATGTCACATCATTTGTTAGATGATTTCCGTAATGTTCCAGGCCTGTTGAATTCAGCAGTCAACTATACCAATCTGCGCAAGATGGACTATGACCGTTATGACTTTTATTGGACAGATTCAACAGAACACAGTCTACACCAGCGTGTGATCATTCCGTTTGTCTGGCAAGGTCGGACCATTGGTTATACTGCCCGTGCTGTCACTGATGGAGTTAAACCAAAATACTATAGTAACTATGAACCCAACTTTGTATTCAATATTAACAATCAACAGGCAGACAGCAAGTTTGTCATAGTCTGTGAAGGACCATTTGATGCTATGAGTATAGATGGTGTAGCAGTGTTAAATAACGAATGTAATGAAACACAAGCAGACATTATAGAGTCATTGGGAAGAGAAATCATAGTAGTAGCAGATCGAGATCGTGCTGGTGCTAAGATGATCAACAATGCAATTGAATATGGATGGAGCGTCAGCTACCCCGTATGGTTAGAAACTTGTAAAGATGTAAATGAAGCAGTGGTAAAATATGGCAAGTTGTTTGTGCTGAAAACTATTTTAGACAGCAAACAGACGAGTAAACTCAAGATTGAACTTATGAAAAAGAAACTGTATAATTAACTATATATGACAAAAGAATATTCCCCAGAACTACAGAAACTATTTTTAGAAATGATGTTACAAGACGCACAGAGTTATGTGCGGGTACAGAACATCTATAATCCAGAAAACTTTGATCGTAGTCTACGTGAAGTGGCCAAGTTCATCAAAACCCATACTGATGATCATAAGGCTATGCCTACACATGAGCAGGTCAAAGCAGTCACTGGTGTTGATCTTAAACGTGTGCCAGACCTAACAGAAGATCATTACAGTTGGTTCCTAGCAGAGTTTGAAGGCTTTACTCGCCGTAATGAACTCGAACGTGCGATCCTTAAATCAGCAGACTTGTTGGAAAAGGGTGAGTATGATCCTGTAGAAAAACTTATCAAAGATGCGGTACAGATTAGTTTGACCAAAGACATGGGCACTGAATATTTCTTAGATCCGCGGGCTAGGTTATTGGCGATTAAAAGTAATAATGGCCAAGTAAGTACTGGTTGGCCAACTCTTGATAAACGATTGTTTGGTGGTATGAACCGCGGTGAACTTAATATCTTTGCTGGCGGATCAGGTAGTGGTAAATCCTTATTCATGCAGAATATCGCGATCAATTGGGCTACGCAAGGGCTTAACGGTGTATATTTAAGTTTAGAACTTAGTGAAGGCTTATGTGCTATGCGTATGGACAGTATGGTAGCCAACGTTAGTACCAAAGAAATATTCAAAGACCTAGACACCATTGAAATGAAAATCAAGATGGTAGGTAAGAAATCTGGGGTATTACAGATCAAATATATGCCAGCACAGAGTAACGTAAATCAAATCCGTAGCTACTTAAAAGAACTACAGATCCAAACAGGTATGAAGTTAGACTTTATCATGGTAGACTATTTGGACTTGGTCATGCCAGTATCAGCTAAAGTCAGTCCAAATGACCTGTTTGTTAAAGACAAATATGTAAGTGAAGAACTGCGTAATCTATCCAAAGAACTTAACATTTTAATGATCACAGCGTCACAGTTAAATCGTGGTGCAGTTGAAGAAATTGAATTTGACCATAGTCATATCGCAGGCGGGTTGAGTAAGATCAACACAGCAGATAACGTATTTGGTATCTTTACGTCAAGAGCCATGCGTGAGCGTGGTCGTTATCAATTGCAACTTATGAAGACACGTAGTAGTTCAGGTGTAGGTATGAAAGTAGATCTAGAGTTTGATTTAGAAACCTTGCGTATCACAGACCCAGGTGAAGAAGCACAAGAAAGTGGCCTACGTGGAGTAGGCGCAACTAATATACTAAGTCAGATCAAAACAGGGTCAACAGTGGCCTCAAGCGAAGAGGCCAAGATCACCGCAGGTGTAGATAGCAGTAAACTTAAGAGTATGCTAGCTGGTCTTAAGAATAATGCAGAATGATAAAATATGCAGACATAAGACATGTACATTTAGAACTGTCTACATTTTGCAATGCAAGATGCCCGTTATGTTCTCGTAATTTTCGCGGCTATCCATTCAATGATGGATACCCTGAAGTTAATATGACTTTATCACAGGCTAAAATGATTTTTGCAGAATCATTTTTGATGCAATTAAAAACAATGACTTTGAGCGGAAATCTCGGAGACTCATTAATGAATCCGCATACTGTTGACATACTTGATTATTTTAAAAAATTAAATAATGATTTAAAAATATCTATAGACACCAATGGATCTGGCAGAAATAAAAAATATTGGCAAGATCTGGCAAGACTTGATATTACTATTAAATTTGCATTAGATGGTCTGGCAGACACACACCATCTATATAGACAAGACACAGATTTTAATAAGATTCTAGCCAATGCAAAAACATTTATCGACGCAGGCGGATCGGCGATATGGAAGATGGTTCCGTTCAAACATAATCAACACCAAATTAAAGAATGTGAGAAACTAGCGTATAGTTTAGGATTTAAATATTTTATAATCAATGATGAATCTAGGAACTCTGGTCCAGTATACGACAAGCAAGGTAATCTGGTACATGTGATGGGCGATTATACTGGTATTGTTGAGTTTAAACAAAATTTTAAATCTAAACAGACCGATCTTGTTCTAATAGAAGACATTGCTAAAGATAAGACCCCAAAAAAGCAAACAACGTGCCAAGCTAAAAAAGATCGCGCAATCTATGTAGCTGCTAATGGGGAAATTAGTCCTTGCTGTTGGTTGGGATTTTACCCTAAAACTTATGGTCATGGGGAATATCATCAAGCGGTGAATGCCCAGATATCTGATATAGTGTATAAGAATAATGCATTGTCCTACCCATTAGAAGAATGTTTACAATGGTTCTCACAGATTGAAAAATCCTGGAATATATCTGATTATAGAGACGGTAGATTGATAGCATGTGATGATAACTGCGGAAGTAATTAAATCTTAATCATCGATAAATACTCTAAACCGGAGCAAAGATCTTGCAGAAACGCACACGTAGCCTACTCACTGAGCTAGACGAGTTATTAACACACAAAGACAAGGAGAATCTTCTTGAGAGCCGTGCTAATAACATCATCAACGGTGCTATCAACCTCATCAAGTATATCCACGAAAACTACGATGTTGAAACAGCCAACAAGTTAGAAAATCGTTTATTAAACGCGATCAAAGGCCAAGATCCTGCTAAATTCTCACGTGGTGTCAGGAAGATCAAAGATGAAGATTAATGAAGTTATAACAGAAGCTGGATTTTTCAAAGGTTTAGCAAAGTCAATCGCTCCTGATGCTGTAAATTATCGTGATCAAACTAAACCGTTAAGGTCAAATACATCTTATAAATCCGGCGAAGTTAATTATAAAGGTAGTACGTATCGTTGGCTAGGACAGCAATGGGGTATACAGAACCCGGCCACTGGAAAATATCAGCCAGCACCAAGGTCCATACAAAAAGAATTAAACTTCCTAGCGCAAACACAACCAACAGATCAACAAAAAAATCCAGGCGGCCCACTTAAAAACAACAATCCTGGAGGCGTCCAGATCATAAGTTCTGATCCCCCTATGGTTAGATTTGAAAAGAAACAATATACCATTGGTGATAACGGACAATGGGTTCCAGTTGGGCAGAGAGGGGCCAAGGCTCCCCCAATACAATCATCACTATCAGCACTATTTGACAAAGCTCTTGGGCGTAGTCCATCTTCTGCTGCCGCTCCAACAAGTAAACCAATAACAGTCACGACTCCAAATAAAATTAATGTAACCAGAGGTACCAACGGACGTTGGATTAGATCTGATGATAATACTGAAGTCACTGACCCAACGGAAATTAAAGGATTAAATCAACTGGCTATCAATCAAAGAGTCATAATGCAAAAAAAACAAGGCGCATAATGAAATTATACGAAATAAAACGTCAAACTCCAGAATTCTTGCTAACAGAAAGCAAAAATCAACATCTTGAGCATATTGAAGATCTAGTGTTTAACGCTGGTTATGCTGGTGCTATAAGTGCTTTAGACTATATTGAAAGCCTACGCGGTATGTTGGCAGAAGGTACAGGTACTACAACCAAACTCACAGTCAAGTGGGATGGTAGTCCAGCGATCATCTGTGGTATTGATCCTGCAGACGGTAAGTTCTTTGTTGGTACTAAAAGTGTATTCGCCAAAGCAGAACCAAAAGTTTGCAAGACATCAAGAGATATAGAAAAGTTCTATGGTGATCAACCAGACCTAGCAGCGATCCTAGCCAGTGCGCTACAGCACTTAAAGAAACTAGGCATTGGTGGAGTCATCCAGGGTGACCTATTGTTCAAAGAAGGTGGGGTAGAAACTGCTGACATAGGTGGTGAGCGATGCCTAACATTTACACCTAACACAATTACCTATGCTGTACCTGTAGATAGTCAACTTGGTCAACAGATAGCACGTGCTAAGATTGGTATTATATTCCACACCAGTTATGAAGGCACTAGTTTGGCAGAAATGAAAGCAGGATTTTTAGTTAATATACAAGGCCTACGTAAATCAGCTGATGTATGGTTCGATGATGCAACATATAAAGATTACACTGGTATTGCTAGTTTAACTCCTACAGAAGATCGCAAGATCCAAGCATTAATGAATAGTACATATCAGACCATGGAGAAAATTGGTCAACAACGCTTTGACATCATCCTAGCTAACAAAGAGTTCGCTCGCAATATCAAACCCTTTATCAACAAGATGGTACGTGCAGGCACACAGATCACGGACCCTACACAATTCTTGAAAGACTTTATGTCACACTACAATGAAGTGATGACCAAAGATATTGACGTCATCACCAGCCGTGCGGCACAGAATCGTCTATCTAAGATCAAAGAAAAAGAACAATGGACTGCTGATAACGCTAATAATCTATTAGGTATCTTGGCCACCTACAAACGCATAGTTGAAATGAAAGCATTACTCTTGCGTAAACTACAACAGGTAGAAGGTATTGGCACATTCCAAAAAACTAACGATGGATATAAGGTAACGACACCAGAAGGCTTCGTAGCCATAGGGCATGATGGTGGCGCAGTAAAATTAGTGGATAGACTAGAATTTAGTCGCACTAACTTTCTAAAAAGAACATAAATAACTGTATGTGCGCGAGCACGCTAATATATTAGGAGAAATAAAATGGCAGATTCATATTCAGCAGTAGGTACAAATGCGCTTAAACTAGTAGGTGACGGTGCATCAGGCATTGGTCCTTACACAAAATTTGGTACAGTTGTATTGACAGCAATTTCAATCACTTCAGCTACAACTAACTTTACAACAACACCGGCAGCAGCTAACAGCAACCTATATAAAGCAGTTAAGGCTTTACAAATGGGCGCAGAAGTGTTTTACGTTGGTAAACCAACAAGTTCTGGTTCTAACGTATTTGTTGCAATCGTAAACAGCGCAACACTACAACGTGGTGGTCGTGGTGCTAGTGCTTACGGTGGTACTGATGATACAGGTGATACAACATTTGAAGCTTTAGAAGAAATTATCAGTAATGCTTTAGGTAACTCAGCAAACGATACAACGATTGCAGAAGTTTCACTAACTGGTTTAACATTTGCTTAATCAGCAATAATAAACAAAGCACGCTTAAACAGCGTGCTTTTTTTTGGCCATTAATTGATAAATATTATTATGCGCGAAAGCGTACAAACTTAGGAGAAATACAAAATGGCAACATTTACACAATCATATGGTTATGCAGTAGCAGCGGAGCAAGTTGGTCGTGACGTTAAATTCGTTAAATGCGCAGCAAGTGGTTTAGAAACAACATACGCAGCAAGTAACAGCAACTTTGAAAAAGCAGTTCGTGTTTTAGCAAAATTCTGTACAGTTACAATCGTTGGTACACCAGCAAGCGGTAACTGCATATTTATGGTAGAAGGTTTACCTACAGGTAACGTCATTGACGTTAACGGTACTTCAGCAGCTATTGCAACAGCACTAGCAACTGATGCTGATGCAGCTAACGGCTTAACATCAACATGGACTATCTACAACGGTCTAAGTGGCACATCATTTGCTTAATTCTTAACTGGATTAGCGAAACTAAAAAGCACTGTTCGCAGTGCTTTTTTTTTGGCCAAGCATTCTATTGTCCTAGCATAAATAATAGAAAGATTCTCGGAGAATACAATGGCAATATTTCAGAAATATAAACAAGGCCAAGGCAATAATGTCGTAGGCACACAAACAATTAAGAATACGCTATATGGCTCTACGTTAGGCCTACACGTAGTTGAAATTAAAAATTCAGTAGCAATACGTGGTAATTTAATTGCAGAATGTGATCTAGTTGGCGGTGTAGTTGACTCAATCATCAGTGAAGTAAATCCATTGGCTTATGTTGTTGGCGGGGTATCATCAACAAACGCAGGTGGCAATTTATTTTTAGTCACAGATGCTAGAGTAAAATCCGATGAGCTTCAACATCGTATTCGTCAAATTGGCGCAAACACAGCGGCAACACGTTTAACAGCAACAACATTTACCTATGCTAACACAGCAGTAAGTGAAAGAGCAGTTGATATCAGTGGTACAGTAGTATATACTGTCACAGGCAACGTAGGATTTGTGTTTGTATAACGTTTAATTTTTATAAAACATAGAAAGCACCCTTAGGTGCTTTTTTTGTGACCTTGACATTGGCCAATAAATACTCTTATAATGATAGAACAAAGAATATATCGCCATCGTGGATATACTTTGATAGACATTACCAAAACAGATGTAACAAAATTTACCCCAGAGCTTGAGCGTATGCGTAACAAGCAACGCAACTGGGAGACAGTAGTTCAGATACTGGGATTGAGGACACAGATAATGAGCATTAAACAGCTCAAGACTGAAACCAAAGATCTTTCTCAGCATGCGTTTGGTAGCGACTATCAAGATAAACAGCGTGTATGGACTTTTGAATTTGAAGTAGAATTTGAAAATCTATATCTCAATGATCAAGATCCTTACGCTATATTAAAAAAAGATTTCGCGCAGACCCCAATACTATTGGGTCTTGATGAAACTGCACCACCATCAATGGCATTATTCTATACAGAAGGCGAATATAAAAACATATACTTTATTTCTGTGGATCTATCATAAATATATTAGATGCTCAAAGGCATTCATTAAGGCACATATTAAGGCACATTGTTAAGGCTCACTCAAAAGACGGCATCGCTCATTTAGGAAAGCGAGATGGCCAAACCAACAGAAATTGAGAAACAGAATCTAGAAGCCCACGTTGAAATATGTGCCGTAAGGTACGCAAACTTGGAAAATAAATTAGATAATCTAGAAAATCGTATGGATAAACTTGAAGGCCACCTAGTGGATATCAAGGACAGCCTCACCAGCAAAGTTGATGGACAGAGCAAACAGACTGTCAGCACCTTAGTCAGCATCTTTGGTGTCATCCTAGCAGGACTCATCGGATTTATCGGACACGCTCTCTTCAAGTAACATAAATACTTGCATGAAGATCGTAGAACTAACCAACAAACTATTACTACCTATTACCAACGAAGAAAACGAACTGCTTGGACGTTTCATTGGTGATACTGCTATAGCCAAGGCTCATTTAGATGAGCGCGAACAGTTGTTAGCTAATCAATTAACCGTTAAGGACGTGCTACTTCGAACCAATACCGATGGCAAAATCTACTACAAAAAAATCGTTAGTTGAGTTTGACATTGAAAAGATCCGTCGATTTACCCAGACTGAACTAACCCGATTAGCCCAAACAGAATCAGACCTACCTTTCTGCTATCAGATGGGGGTGGACGTCTTGGTAGGCAATTACAAGGTAGTAAAAATCAATGATCAATGCTGGAGAGTTTTAGAACACTCTCAACAGATATTTGATTTTTTTAGCCGCAAGGATGCTATCTATTACTGTATAGCCCTGCATAAAAAGCAACTACAACTGGCCAAGGATATTAAAGATACTGATGCCCTATTAAATAAACTTGAATTTGAAGCAGCATTATATAGGATCAGGTATAAAAAAGCACAAAAAATAGCTGATAGTTGGGGTGAAGAATACTACAGCAATAGATACACAGAAACGCAACATCGTATAGAACAAGTCAAAAAAGAAATTACAAAAAACTTGAACTTGGCTAAATATATTAAAGTCTAAATAGGAATTTGACCATGAAACTAGCAGAAATGTCTACAATAACAGCAAAAAGAACTAACAAATTATTAGAAAGCCGCTTTGGCTTCGCTATTAATTTCGACAGTCTAACAGTCGAAAAAGCGGAAAAACTTAGTGAAACTATTACTGCTAATTTAGACAAAATTCGCCACAGTGTGGACTTACACACAGCAGAAACAAATCCACGTTATATGGAATTGCTCACTGTTAAAGAAGGTTTAAGTGCATGGCTTGACGAACGTCGCCAACAACTAGTAGAAGGTGAAGTTGGTAACGCTGAAGTGTTATTGGCAGCTAAGAATATGGTAGATTCGATACAAGACGCTATTGAAAAAGTTGGTAAGATGCAAAATGAACAACTGCCAGAATTACTAGACAGCATCCGTGACCAGGTTGGCTCAGAACAAGCTGAAGGTTTTAAAAACGCAGTTGGTTCTACATTAGAAACACTAATGCAAAATCTACAAACAGCACGTGAAGGTGTTGATGGTGGTGTACGCATCCTAACTGGTGAGCAAGTTGATAATCCAATGGCCATGCCAGGTGATGACCTAAGTGGTGGTGATACAAGTTTACCTCCGCCTCCAGGTAGCGATTTAGATCAAGACGAAACTGATGGCTTTGGTGCTACAGATGCAGCAGTTGGTGGCGCAGAAGAATTAGGCCGCGAACTAAGATAATCGTGCGCTTAGATGAATTTCAACACAGTCCAAAGAATACTCCAGAGTCTAATTTAACAACAGCTCTGGAACTTATTCGCCATAGATATAAAGATAAAAAACAACCCCCAAAGATCTCAACACAGAGCCTGATCAATCTTGTGCTTAATACCGACAAGACATTTGATTATGATGCACTAGTACAAGCAAATACAAACAATCCAGCACTGAAAAATTTAATCAAGAGCTATAACAAAGATTACATTGAACTACGCCCGGCTGGTGAGGACAACGACAGTTCAGCAACTGTAGAAAACCCCAAAGATCAAGATGCAGATCCAAATGCACCCGTAGACACAGTTAGCAATATGGCTAAACAAGCCGCTCGTAAACGCAACGCACCTGGATTCTAGTATTAAATACTAGATGATCCGTTTATTTCCTGTAGTAGAATTCTATATAACCAACGTCTGCAATCTAACCTGCCGCGGCTGCAATCGCTTTAACAACTATAATTTTAAAGGACATCAACACTGGATTGATCATGCTGAAGAATATGAAGCTTGGGCTAAACGACTAGACTTACCACGCATTACAATCATAGGTGGTGAACCTACACTTAATCCTGATTTAGAACTATGGGCTATGAATCTGCGCAGACTATGGCCTGATGCAGTTATTATGATACAGACCAATGGTACATATCAGCGACCCGAGCATCTTACATTTTGGAACAAATATCGCGTAGGCTTTGGTCTTAGTTTACATGACCCTGCAACAGCAGAAGAACTAAAAGTCAAATGGAAGGGATATGCCGGGGAGATAGAAGCATTTATATTTCACCAATCTACTGTTATCAAACAAGATGATCATTTTATTTTACATACTAGCGATCCTGTAAACGCATTTAATAGTTGTGATATGAAACATGATCATACCATGTATCAAGGTCAGTTATATAAATGTCCTGCTATGAGCAACCTACCAGATTTTGATCAACAGTTTGATCTACGGTTAGATGATCGTCAGCGTGATTTATTATACAGTTATAAGCCATTGACAGTAGATTGCCGTGAAGAGCAATTACAAGAGTTTTTGGCTACTAAAGACAAACATATATCACAATGTGAATTTTGCCCACAAGATATGCGTTGGCATACAGCGTTGGGTGAATTAAAAGAAAATCTACCAAAACCAAACTTTGCTCCACCTGTTACAGAACAAGAACTTAAATTTTACCGATAGGATTGACATAACGCACTAAATACTGTAGTATTTTAGTATACTATTGGAATTTCGTAACGGACTAAATAATAGAACAATACGAGAATCCTATATGTTAGAAAAAATTTGTGAATGTTGTAGCAATAAATTTATTTTGCCTAAGGCAGGAAAAAAAGAATTAAGGCGCAGATTTTGCGGGCCTGTTTGTTCCCGCAGATGGGCAGCTAATAATAGATCAGATAGCTGGCGTAAAAAAGCAAGTGAAGCTAAACAAGGTGAAAATAATCCTATGTTTGGGGTGTTCTTAAATCACCCAAATAGTTTAGCTAATTTAGCCAGAGGATATTGGAAAGGTAAAACAATGTCTACCGAATCTAATAAAAAAAGATCTAAAGCCTTAACTGGAAAAATTGTAAAAAAAGAATCAATTGCTAAAATGATTCAAACCAAGATAGATAAAGGTATATTTTGGAAACCAGACGATCCTGAATATCTAGAATTTAAGAAGTATAGAAGGAAAGTTTATTATTGGACAGCTAAAAATGATCTGACATTATTAGAAAATCACGATAAAAGAGGATTACTAAATTATCATTTGGATCATATGTATAGTGTTACAGCAGGGTTTAGAAATAAAGTTCCACCTAAAATTATAGGTAGCATCTATAATTTGAAATTTATACACTACAAAGAAAATACAAGTAAGAATATTAAATGTTCGATAACATTGGAGGAATTATATGAGTTACAGCGCGGCCGTGCTTGACCATTATGAAAATCCCAGAAACGTGGGTACCTTGGACAAGGATAGTCCAGATGTAGGAACAGGTATGGTAGGTGCACCCGCCTGTGGTGATGTAATGAAATTGCAGATAGAAGTCCATGAAGGAATCATAACAGATGCCAAATTTAAAACGTATGGTTGTGGCAGTGCTATTGCTAGTAGTAGCCTTGTCACCGAGCTCCTCAAGGGCAAGACGCTGGATGAGGCTCAGACCATCAAAAACTCACACATCGCAGAAGAACTCGCGTTACCGCCCGTCAAGATACATTGCTCGGTGCTTGCAGAAGATGCGATCAAATCAGCGATAGCAGACTATAGAAAGAAAAATGAAACAGTTGCCCATTGAAAGTCCTTGTATATCAATATGCCGCTACGAAGATGAAGTCTGTGTGGGCTGTGGCCGCACGGTGGACGAAGTTGTAGGATGGTATGATATGACCGATGATGAAAAACAAGCTGTATTAAACAGGATAGAAAAAGATTCCAAAGGTTGGTTTAAATAATGGATATGATCTCACTTACCGCCACTGCCGCTAAAAAAATGCAAGACTCTCTATATAATAGAGGTCGTGGTATAGGTATGCGTGTTGGTGTGCGCACCGCCGGATGTAGTGGCTTTGCTTATGTATTAGAATTTGCTGATGAAGTACGTGAGCATGATATTGAAATAGATGAACATGGAGTTACATTATTAATTGATAAAAAAGATATAGTTTATCTACGCGGTATGGAAATCAACTATACCAAAAAAGGACTCAATGAAGGTTTTGAATTTCAAAATCCTAATGTCAAAGCTGAATGTGGTTGCGGAGAATCATTTACTGTTTGACATCTTATAATTAGTAATATATACTAGTAAGATGTTGACTACGATAAGAAATTTATGGGCAGAGGGATTCATTCCTAAAACCCACCATCCCAAAAATCAAATAGTTCATTGGTCAGGATCAGATACTGAAGAAAATTGGGTTAAAAATCCTAAACCTGGATATACCGAAACTAGTATAACTTATAACTATAATAGTTATGGTTATAGAACTACTGAATTTGATCTAACAAACAATATTCCTAAAATACTTTGTTTTGGTTGTAGTCACACTGAGGGTGTAGGTCTCAAATTTGAAGATATTTGGATATCACATATAAAATTAAAATTCTCCGATCATGATCTTTATAATTTAGGGATCGGCGGCGCAAGTGCAGATTATGTCACCAGACTGCTGTCAAATACGGCAAGCATATTTAATCCTGACTATGTATTCATATTATGGCCATCAATGAGTAGATTTGAAACATATAAAACTGTTTACAATCTAAATGATGATCCAACTCTGATGAATGGTCCTTGGAATTTAAACGAACATAATAAGTGCATGGCTGATGAAACAAACATGTATAATAATCTACAGAAAAATCGATTAATAATAAATTTATTACAGAACAAATATCAATTTAAATTATATGAACTTAGTACCGATGACGAGTTAGGAACTATGGCATTTAATCAGTTATATCAACTTAATCAGGCAAGGGATCATCATTATGGCCCTGCTCAACACCAGCGTATAGCTGAATTATTTATGGAAAAAGTCAATGCTAGTACAACGTTATAATTATACCCCTATTAACCGTGATACAGTAGAAGGTAAAAGGCTTTATACATTACCAGATGGATCACGTGTTCCTAGTGTCACTACAATCTTAGATCGTACCAAACCACAAGAGAAAAAAGATGCTCTTGAAAATTGGCGTAAACGTGTAGGAACAGCCAAGGCACAGGAAATTACCACAGAAGCTGCTAGCCGTGGAACACGTATGCACAAATGGTTAGAAGACTATGTGCGTAACGACCGTGAAATGGGCACTCCTGGAACTAATCCAAATAGCCAACAGAGTTATGCCATGGCACAAGAGATCGTAGAACATGGTTTAAAACATGTAGATGAAGTATGGGGTATTGAAGTGCCATTATACGTTCCGGGACTATATGCAGGCACTACAGATGCCTGCGGAGTATACAAGGGTGCACCGGCGATTATCGACTACAAACAGACCAATAAACCTAAGAAAACCGAGTGGATTGAGGACTATTTCTTGCAATTATGCGCCTATGCTGCCGCGCATAACGAAGTCCATGGCACAGACATTAAACAAGGTGTGATATTAATGGCTGTGGCACCTACGCTATTAGAAGACAACACATTTGCTAGGCCAGAATTCCAAACTTGGACAGTAAGTGGAAATGAATGGACGATCTGGATGGACCGTTGGTTTAATAGAGTTGAGCAGTATTATAAGTTAGCATAAATACTAGATATTGAACTAAGGTGATAACATGGCTGTAATACAAATAAGCAAAATTCAAGTCCGTCGTGGCTTACAAGAAAATCTACCACAACTAGCCAGCGGTGAAATGGGCTGGTCCGTTGATGAGCGTAGATTATACATTGGCAATGGAACCCTAGTAGAAGGTGCCCCAACCGTTGGGGTAACTGAAATCCTCACACAATATAGTAATGTTATATTAACTGCTTCCTCTATTGCGGCCAATATTGCTATAGCAGCATTAGGCGATGCAGCCTCAGAAACATTGTTAGACAATACTACAGCCAATTTAGCTAACATCACTATTTCTACAGTAAACTCAAGAATCATTGATTATAATATCGTCAGAGGGACTAACACCAGAGTTGGTTCTATGAAAGTTACTAATCTTGCTGGATCACCTTCGATCGAAGAAGATTATATTGAAACAGCGAACATAGGTGTTGCATTAACATTTATAGCAAATAGTTCTAATGTCACTATGTCTTATACTGCTAGTAGCACTGGTAGCAATGCTACACTCAATTATTATATAAAAACGTTCGCGTAATATGTGGCAAAATTTTTGGAACCTGCGTGTTAATGACAGGCTAACGCAGTGGAAAGATTTCCGCCATCAACTAGATAGACTACCCCTAGAATCAGCAGTAGTAGAACTAAACAACATGTGGAGCACTGCTCCATTTGTCAATTATAATTTGGATCCTAGCGATCCAAAATCTTGGCCAGATCCCTGGGCATTGTTAGCCGAAAACTACTGGTGCGACGTTGCAAAAGCCTTAGGAATAGTATATACTATATACTTTACTAGTCATAGTACGACCCCTATAGAAATAAGAGTATATTATGATTATAAAGACAAAACAAGACACACAGTAGTTTGGTTAGACCATGGAAAATATATTCTTAATTACTGGCCCTACGAAATAGTAAATACAGAACAAGTAGAAGAAAAACAGTTACAACTGCTGTATCAATATTCAAGCACGGATTTACAGCTAGAAAAATATTAAACAAGAGGTTTCAAGTGAGCAACATTCAAGTTAAAAAACGCAGTGGTGCGATCGTACCATTGGATCTTACAAAATGGCAAGCCCAAGTAGCTAAAGTGTGCCAGGGTGTGGCTGATGTCAGTCAGAGTATGATTGAGATCAAAGCGCAACCGCACTTCTATGATGGTATCAGCACACGAGAAATCGACGAGATTACACTTCGTGCCATCGTTGATTTGATCGACGTAGAACATGAACCCGAAGTAGGACACACCAACTATCAGTTCGTAGCAGGCAAGCAAAGATTATCGATGCTACGCAAAGATATCTACGGTGACTATCAAGTTCCGCACTTATACAAAATCGTAAAAACAAATGTAGCCACAGGGTTATACACTGAAGAACTTCTTGAATGGTACACAGAAGATGAATGGAACAAGATGGAAGAACTTATCGATCATGCTAAAGATGAAGAATACAGTTATGCGGCTATTGAACAGCTGATTGAAAAATATCTAGTCAAGAATCGTAGCACAAAACAAATTTATGAAACACCTCAAATTAGATACATGGTCGCTGCGGCAACAGTATTTCATAACGAGAACCCTAATCAAAGATTAAAATATATTAAAGATTACTATACCTGCGCCAGTGACGGATTGTTCACGCTCGCCACTCCAGTACTCGCTGGCTTGGGTACCCCTACAAAACAATTCAGCAGTTGTGTGCTGATTAAAAGTGATGATGACTTAGA